CAATGCAAGCCCGTGAATTAAGTCAAGAACAATTTCCATTCTAGTCAATACTTAACGAAAGGTACACAATGAGCATTTGGGACAATCCTGAATTCAGAGCAGACAGTGGTTCTTACATTAACTTTGAAAAAGTTGGTGATTCAGTAGAAGGTAGTGTTGTTAGTGTAGGATTGCAAACGTGGAAAGATGGAACGATTGCACCTAAGATTGTTATCAACACACGTGAAGGTGAAAGAACTTTAACAGCAGGACAGATTAGATTGAAGATGGCGTTAGCAGAAAAGCGACCAGAGCAAGGCGATTTTATATCTGTTAAGTTTACAGCAGTTGAAGACAGAGGTGGTGGCAAGACCTTGAAACATTTTGATGTTGAGGTGCGAAAGCAAATCAGCAACATGTCAGACTACGAATAAAAAATAACTAGGGGAGGCATCAAGTGAGAACATTAATTCGTTCAGTCGGACGTGCCTCTATTGGAGGGGAACCCCTCCCTAGTTCTTTTAGAGCATTTGAACAGAACAAGATTGTAATGCGTCGTTCAGAAGTTTCAATGTTTGCAGGTGCTCCTGGGGCTGGTAAATCAACACTAGCCCTAGCACTTGCACTCAAGACCAACGTGCCTACATTGTACATCTCAGCAGATACCAATGCACACACAATGGCTATGCGTTTGGCATCTATGATTTCAGGAAAGAGTCAGTCTGATGTTGAACAGAAACTTAATACTGATATTGGTTGGACAAAAGCAGTCCTCCAAAAAGGAAGCCATATAGTCTGGTCGTTTGAATCATCACCAACCTTACAGGATATTGATGAAGAAGTACAAGCATTCGAGGAACTATGGGGTTGTCCCCCTGTGCTTATTATACTTGATAACTTAATGGATGTAGCCACAGATGGTGGAGAAGAATTCGCATCAATGCGAGCAATTATGAAGGAGTTAAAATATCTTGCGAGAGCAACTAATGCAGCGATTGTGGTTCTACACCATACTTCGGAAGCAGTTCCTGGAAATCCTTGTCAGCCAAGAAGCGCCATCCAAGGAAAGGTCTCTCAACTCCCTGCGCTCATATGTACAATCGGGACTGTTGGCACATCAATGGGCGTTGCATCAGTCAAGAATCGCTATGGAAGAGCCGACGCGAATGGAACGCTAATGACTTGGTTAGCCTTCAATCCAGAATATATGTATATAGATGATATACCAGAGAATGCTTAGGGGATAATATGTTAATAGATGATACGCTTAAAGAGATACAACAAGCAGCCTACCTGCGTGGTTGGCAAGATGCAGCAGAAGTAATTACAAAGACGTTTGAAGTTTCACTACGCTCAACAATTGAATCCATTACGATACCTAATTTTGGAGATGAAGATGACAACAAGGAAAAGTCACAAAGCAAGGGGAGCGACGTATGAAACCCAACTCAAAGACTATTTTAGAGGACTTGGATACGACGCTGAACGCCTTGCAAGAAGAGGTAGCAAAGATGAGGGAGACATTGTTGTCCGTTCGGACTTCCTTGGCGCTATCGGAATCCTTGAAGCCAAAGCCCCAGGTGCAGGTAACAAGATTGACCTCAGTGGATGGACTAAAGAAGCACAAGTCGAAGCAGCAAATTACGCCGAAGCGCGGAACATTGAACTCACTACTATCTTACCAGCGGTTGTTATCAAAGCGCGAGGGAAATCAGTAGGAGATTCGTACCTAGTATTAAGGTTGGATGATGTATTTGGTGGATGATTTACCTGACATAGTAGCGGTGCTAAAGCGCTACGGTGCTAACATTACGCGCTCTACTGGTCAGGTAAATATCAAATGCCCGTTCCACAATGACTCACATGCAAGTGCTAGTTTCAATACCAAGAACAATATCTTTAATTGCTTTGGCTGCGGTATGCAGGGTAATAGTATTCAAATAATCGCTAAGAAGGAAGGGGTGGATATCCGTGAAGCAAAATCAATCGCAGAAGGAATTACTGGGGAGAGCCACCAGCAAATACGCGGAAAGCATCTCTCTGGCGGAAGGTTACCTAGCAAGTCGGGGAATAACAAGGGAAGCAGCACATCTGGCGCAATTAGGCGTAGTAGAGAAGCCTGAGGTTGGACATGAACAATACACAGGTAGACTTAGTATTCCGTACATCACAAAGACTGGGGTTGTTGACTTGCGCTTTCGTTCTCTTAATCCTGCTGTTGAACCCAAGTATATGGGTATGGCTGGTGCTGACACTCGCATGTATAATGTACTTGATATTGAGAGGGCAGGAGATTGGATTGGTGTCTGTGAAGGAGAGTTGGATACGCTTACTATGTCACGCTTGGTTGGCATTCCCTGTGTTGGGGTTCCTGGAGCGAACTCTTGGAAGAAACACTATACGAGGTTACTTGCGGACTTTGAACGCATCTTCGTCTTTGCTGACGGTGATTCCCCAGGACGTGAGTTTGCAGCCAGTCTATCAAAAGAATTACCAGTCACAACGGTTTCCTTCGGAGACGGAGAAGATGTTAACTCAGCATATATTAGATATGGGGCGACTTGGATTAGAGAGAAAATGGGATTAAATGTCGATTGAAATACCACCTTGCTTAGTCTGTGGGCAGCACTTCGATAACATCTTTGATGCTACTGACCACATGATTGACGATAATGATGAAGAAGAATTTGACCCATCCATATCTCTACCCAATGGATACAAGTTAATGTTTGGTAGTTTTCTTCGCCAACTGTTTGAGAAAGCAGATGACCCAGAGGAAGTAAGAACTATCGTGCAACTTACCTACGGTACATTTTACGCAGCACAGTCAGACCTTCCGCTAATGAAGAAGTTAGTAGAGGATGCAATCATACACGAACATATGTTCCAGATAGAAGAAGAACTTAAAGATTTATTAGAGGGAGACAAATGAATTCATTACATCTTGAGGATACCATTGAAGAATTATCAGAATTGCTGATTAGTAAGCACAGGGACTATGGTCCGAAAAATATTTCTCAAAGTCCTGGCGGTCCACTCAACGGATTGCGTGTGCGCATGCACGACAAGTTGGCACGTATCAACAACCTAATAGATAGTGGCGCTGAGCCAGAGCATGAGTCACTAGAAGATTCATTTAAGGATATGGCAAACTATGCAATCATTGGGTTGCTAGTTCTACGAGGAAAGTGGCCAAGCGAATGACAACTAAACGGTATGGACCGTATCGGGGAAGTAAGGCAAACGGTGGCAGACCCATCTATGTCTACAAAACAACACACTCAGATGGTTCCGTTACTACCAGTTCTAGCAATAAAGCCAGGGTTGAGTACGAGGAATCTATCAGGAAGACGTTACCTAAAGGCACTGATGTAAATCATAAGAATGAAAAGGGTCGAGAAGGTGACGACCGTCTATCAAATCTAAATGCTGTTTCTAAGAGCGAGAATGTTGCTAAAAGAAATAGAGATGTAGCCAAGAAAAAAACTAAGAACAAAGCGGTTAAAAAGAAGCCATGAAAAATATAGTTTGCATATCAGACCTTCAAGTTCCATATCATGATGTACTAGCCACTAAAGCGGTGGCTCGGTTTATCCAATGGTATCAACCAGAAACAGTCGTATCCTGTGGTGATGAAATGGATATGCAGACTATCAGTAAATGGAGCAAAGGTACTGAGTTAGAGTATGAACGCTCTATTGGTCGTGACCGCGACCTTACCAAGAAGGTGCTATACGATTTAACTATCGAGCACATGGTACGCAGTAACCACACTGACCGACTCTTTAACACAATTGCAATGAGAGCGCCAGGATTTCTTGGGCTACCTGAACTAGAGTTAGAGAACTTCTTAGGACTCAAGGAGTTAGGTATTGTTTACCATAAAGACCCATACGAATTAGCCCCTGGCTGGTTGCTTATGCATGGTGATGAGGGTAACGTACAACCTACCGCAGGAGCCACCGCATTGGGTTTAGCCAAGCGTTCAGGTATGAGTGTAGTATGTGGACACACCCACCGTATGGGTCTCACACACCAGACTCAAACCTATCGTGGCGGTAAGCCTAAAACTATCTGGGGTATGGAACTTGGTAACCTTATGGACTATCGTAACGCAAAGTACATCAAGGCTGGGCTATTCACATGGCAACAAGGCTTCGGTATCCTACACATAGATGGCAAGAACGTAACACCACAAATTGTACCAATCATTAATCAATCATTCACAGTAAATGGGAAGACATTCAAGTGGTAGTCAAAGTTTGTGTTGCTATCGCTCGGGGCGAGGTGAAGGAATGAGTGAATTAGATATGATGGAACAAGCGGTTCGTGAACAGATAGCACAAGACATAATAAATGAATACGATGGCGATGATAGACAATACTGGCTTACTGATATATTAAAACGCTGTGTTGAAATTGCCAGAGGAGAGGCAGGTGCATAATGACTACACAACCTTGGGTATCAGATAATACTGACACCATTTCCGCTGACCAAGCAAAAAAGTTCCTAGAATGGATGCCGACTGCTACTAAAGAGGAAATAGAAATAATCGCTGGGAATTATAAAGCACGAGACCGAATGGGCTACGCCTTCGCCTTCGCCTTCGCCAAAGCCTACGCCTACGCCTCCGCCTCCGCCTCCGCCGCAATTGCAGTCCGCAATCAACTCAGCGTTGAGGACTTTGAAATCCTAATCCAACCAGTTCGCTTTATCTTGGAGCGACTTGACATTGTTGAACCTATAAGCGAGGTGGAGTAATGAGCGAGAAAGAAATACGCGAACAGATAGCCAAAGAAATTGAGGCTAAAAACTTAGGTGGTTGCGGTCGCAGCCATTGCGGAGTTGATTTTAGAGAGTTTAATAAAATCTTTGCCGCTATCGCTAGAGGAGAGGTGAAGGAATGATTAGAGATCTGTGGCAACTTATTAGGTCAATGCTTAAAGAAGAAAAACACCGTTGCGGCGATTGTAGAAAGCACTTCCGTTACTGGATGGGCGATTATCACTATGACCCATACTCGTACTGTCCATCTGATGCCGAGTACGACTTTTATTGTTTCAAGTGCCAACCAAAGGGAGAGGTGAAGGAATGAGTGAATTAGATAAGCAGGTGTCTCAAATTTTAATAGAAATAGTTACAAGGCACTCGGAAAGAATAGACTGGCTGGGAATTGATTACTATGGACCCAAACTCATTGCGCTAATCACCGAAGCGGCAGTTATGGCGGTTACTAATGTAGCAG